GCCCGTAGAGACACGACCTCCGATTGAAACCACCCCTACACCACCGGCAAAAGTGATAAAACCGACAGGTCCCCCCAGGAAGTATCCCCCAGGATTCCCAAAAGATGCACCTCAGATATGGCGTGATATATGGGATGTGACCAATGGAAAGGGGATAAGACCCTATTCTCCGGACCCCACGGGCAAGATCCCCGAGCTTGAGGAATACAACGAAAACGTCCCGAAGGTCCTAAGACGCAGAAATAAGGATGCCTTTGCACCGGATGAGGTCGCACAATTACTTGGTCTTGAGGGAGACAAAGAGCTCTATGCCAGACTTTCATCTGAAAAGAAGGCCCCAACAGAAGAACAGCTTGTCACAGAAGAGGCCGCTTATGTCGAACAGGAGGCTAAAGAATTCAAGGATAAGGAACAATCTCTGGCCGGGATCCTGTATGAGAACGAATGGATCAATGATAAAACCTCAATGCTTTACACAGATGAGGTCAAAGCAGATCTTGAGGGCATACTAGACCAATCAATTGAGCCCGGCCAGATAGTCAAGAGAGAGGGCAGGAAATATGATTATTCCTTTGGGCTAAATGATACTGGGGACACTCTGTTTGTCAGTCGGTATAAGCTGCCTGAGCCTGAGCAGATGGGCCTTGGAATGGAGAAACCGGCGATAGTAAAGCCCGAGAAGCCAGAGGTTAAAGAGGTCAAACCTAGAGTCCCTGAGTTTGGAGAGAAAAAGCCTGAGCAAGCTGGCATAGATTTTGAGGAGTCAGGAAAGCTGCCGCTGAAGGAAAAGAAAGAAGCATTACCAAAGACAGGTGAGGAGCTCACCCCAGAACAAAAGAAGGCCCTGGCAGAGAAGTACGAGGATCTGGGGAAGACTCCCGGAGCGGAGAAAGAGGCCCCCTTGCCCGAGGCTGAAAAGGAAAAGATCCCATCAAGGCTAAAGATGGTCAAGATCTCCATTGAGGATCCGACAGGAACGATGTGTGAAATGGGAAGCATCCCTGTTGATAGCCTTAAATCAATCCGTTCATACGCTTTTAAACTTGGCCTTTCTAAAAAGCTCAAGGTCGGTGATCCATACATAGGAAAGTGGAAGGAACATTACTCACCTAAAGAGCACGTTGATTTTGTTAGGGGAATCATCCGGGATGTGAAAGAGGTCCCCGCTGAAGAGTGGAAAAAATGGGGTGAATTTTTCTCTGGATACCCCATAACCAAGGAAATCAAGAGGGCCTTGGATGCGATAAAGGCAAAGCATAGAGAGAAGAAAGCTATAAAGATGGAGGAACTCAAAGAGGAACTCCTAAAGACCGATGAGGGGAAGGTCCAATGGATGTATCTGGAATCGGAGAGGTTGCTGAAACAGAAAAAGAAATGGACCTTCAAGAAGGCTTTCAGGGCAGCGAAGAGGGCTACTATCGACACCTCTGGGAACATAAGAAAAGACCTTTTGAGCAACCTGGGAGATCTTGGCGAAGAGGCTATGATAAGACATGATCTCATAGCCGGTGCAAGCTCTCAGGCTGCAAAATTATATGAAGATGCCGAAAAAAAGATTTACAAAGGCTTGTCCAAAGATGAGGAAAATCTCTTAAATTGGGCCATTCAGTCAAGAAGAACAATCGCCATATCTAAATATAGGCAAGAGCTAACACCCGAAAAGGAAAAGGGATTCTGGGAGGATTTTGAGCTTACCGGAGAGGATATTAAATTTATCCGTCATCCCCATGGATTGACCGGGGAGCAACATCAGAAATGGCTTGATAAAGAGATCCCAGAAAAAATCAATAAAAGGGCAGATCTCTACTTCAAAGAGATGCGGAAGATCCTAGATGATTATTTGGATGAAGGAATTATTACAGAAGAAGAACACGAAGCCATGTCAAGTAAGGGCGTATATTCCAAAAGGCTTTATATCAAATTTATAGATCCAGAAGAGACATACAAAATAGCGGGGAAAACAATCACGGTCCCGAGCTCCGGAATAAAAGCTCTTGAAGAGGGCAGCTATGATGTGATGGAGACAAATTCAAGGTTACTGCTTGAATCAGTAATAGCCAGATCTCAAGGCAGAATTTTTAGAAACAGAGCGAACAAGGCTGCTTATGAGGTGGCGAAACAGGTCCCCGATAATGGCATATTCATAGAGGCTGAAGAAGGAAAGAAAGCCCCTGCTGGCCACACAAGGCTCAAAGTAATGATTGATGGTGAAGCAAAAGAGATGATTATGCTAGATGAATACGCAAGAGAATGGATCCACAGGGATCCGCTTGTCAACGATCAGATGGCCAACTGGATCGGATGGTTCTCTGGTAATAAGCTATTAAAGGCCATGGCCACAGGATTAAACCCCGGATTTGCTTTTACTAATCCCTTTAGAGATATTCCCCACCTTTGGATAGTAGGATACAAGGCGGGTTACTCATCTTTTGCACCTATATTTGCAGGGCAAATAGCTCGAGATCTTATCTCAACATTCAAAGACACATGGTCGAGAAAGGGTGCTTGGCTAGATTACCTTGAAGAAGGCGGCGGGATGCAATTTCTTACGAGCCAGGGCAGACCTTTCCGAACCACGCGCAAAGTCCTTCGAGATCTTCAAAAAGTCTTTGGTTATCTCGGAGAGACCTCTGAAATATCAACGCGATTGGCAGTCAGAAAGAGGGCTTTGAGAAGCGACTATGATCCCCATGAGGCCACATGGCAGGCTAGGACTTACCTTGATTTTGGCCAGGGAGGAAACGTAACAAAGGCTTTTGATACTGGAATCCCATATCTCAATGCCAGCATACAGGCTACCAGGGGAATATTCAGGGCTGCGAAAGAAAGACCAGGAAGAACACTCTGGATCTTCGCTCAGATGGCGGGGATAGCCACGGGACTTTATCTGGCAAACAGGTTCGGCAATAAAGAATGTTGGGACTCTGTATCCAACAGAGAGAAGATAAACAACTTCATTATAACTACACCCTGGATGGTAAAGGATAAGAATGGAAACGACAGGCATTTCTATTTCAAGATAACGAAAGATCAATCTCAGCGGGTGCTCTGCACGATATTCGAAAATATGATGGCAAAGATCCTGGGGGATGAGGTGGACGCGGATCAGATTGTCGGTGCGGTTAAAGATTTTCTGCCTATCATCCCTGGCCAGAAACTTCCCCCTGTTGTCGATGCTTTCTTTGGTTATGCGGCCAATTATGATACATGGACAGACCAGAAACTTTGGAAGGGCGGCGAGGTAAAACCTGAAAAAGAATTCACAATATATACTCACCCGGCCCTTGTTAAAGCTGGAGAGATAACCAAACTGTCTCCTGAAAGACTCAAATATGCCCTGAGTCAATTCTTTACTAGGGGAAATATCTATACAAGTCTGGTTAGCGGTGGGTTTAGTCTTGCCCTTGGTGATATGGACAAGGCCGACAGGAGAAAGATAACGGCTGAAGTTGTCGAGAATCTGCCTATTGTCCGGAGAGTCTTCAGCCTGACACCCCCATATAAAGAGAGTGAATTGAGGGAGCTCGAGAAGTCAAGGCAAGAAGAGGCCACAAGAAGACACGATCAAAACATAGAACTCTCAAGAATGAGCAATACTTACTACCGGAAACTCAAGGACGACAAAGTAAAGGACAGGGAGCTCCTGGGGGAGATCAAGACATTTATCAGGGAGCAACCCAAAGAGGACAGAGATAGGCTTGTTAGGTGGTTTAGGAACTACGGGATCGTTTATGACATCCCTGAAAGGTCCTGGTGGTTGAACCTGACTGATCTGACACCCGAGGCCAGGGCTCATGTGTACTGGACTAAATATCTGACAAAGGAAAAGGATGAACAGAGAGACATGGACCGGCTGGCACACAAGATCCCCGGTCTATGGTCAGAGCGTTTCTTTCGAAGGCTCAGAATTCTAAGAGCCAAATGGAGAAAGGAACAATGATACAAAGGACTTGCTTGAACTGTGGGAAGTCATTTAGCGTGTTTCCCTACATTGTGAGAAGGGGAGGTGGAAGGTTTTGTTCAATCGGCTGTGGTACATCATACAGAAATAAAATAGATAATCCCGCATGGAGGCCAGATGTAAGGCTGAAGATTTCTATTAATCATGCCAATGTCTCGGGTGAAGAAAATCCCATGTTTGGAAGAAGAGGAAAAGATTGTCCCGGCTACATTGATGGACGAAGAATGGGCGAAAACGGGCAAAAATTAGAAGCTGATACAAGCCGCATTTTAGGCTTATTTTATAAGGGGAATGTTTGCGAGATCTGTGACCGAGAAGAAAACGGAAGGAAGATTCATGTTCATCATATTGATAGAAACAAAAAAAACAATAATTTAAGCAACCTTAAAATCGTTTGTTCTTGGTGTCACAACAATATTATTCACAAGCGAAAAAGAGACAAATTAGGGAGGTATGCTTCTGAGGAGGTGATGCAAAATGTCGGGTCGTCCTTACATAGCTTTGGTTGATCCCGGCCATTAACGGTGGCCGCGACCCTGGCGCTGTGGCCAATGAGATCCGGGAGAAGGACATAAACCTGGGTGTCGCCCTAGAGCTCCGCAAGTATGTGATGCGCGGGGATTACCTTTTCATGCCCCTGCTTACTAGGGACGATGATTATTTCTTATCGTTGCGGGACCGCTGTGATATTGCGAACAGATCCAGGGCGGCGGTGTTTGTCTCTCTCCATTGTAACGCTAGGCACAAGCAGGGAAGGGATGGAATCGAAATCGAAACCTATTATTATCCGGGATCCTATGTCGGGGAGACCGTTGCCTTTGTGCTTTTCAATTTCCTTTTCACCTACATCGATGAGAAATATCCCTGTATTCCCAGGGGGGTAAAGCAGGCGGGATTTTACGTCCTGAAGCATACAATCATGCCGGCTGTGCTTGTGGAGATGGGGTTCCTCACGGATCCGGAAGAGGCCCTGTGGCTGAATCGGGTAGAGAACCAAAACATTCTAGCCCAAGCGATAGCAGAGGGCATAGAGATCAGCCTGGAAGGTGGTGGAATATGAACGGAACACTTTTGCTAGTGTTGAATATCTTTTTCTATGTGATCCTGACAATCTACATCCTGGTAAAAGAGGTGGTGATCCCAAAAAGAAACAACAGGAAAAATAACGAAGTCAAGAAGGAAAGCAACCCCATCAATATTGACCGCTTTTATCAGGAGTTTAAGGATTTCAAAGAAGCTCAATGCAAATGGAATGACAAGATCGAGATAAGGCTAGACAGGGACGATCAACGGCTGGATGATCTGGAGAGAGGATGATTTTAAAAGAGACCTGTCCCAAATGCGGAGTGAGGCTGGAGCTAACACAGGCTTGCTGTGAGGATAGGGCTAAAGGTTGGCTCCTGGTAAAGAGATGTCCGGGATGTGATTACTCCGCTAAATGGAATCCGGGTGAATTGTTTGGAGGGAAAGATGAGCGATCTATCGAAGATTCTAAAAGCATTGGATAAAATCATAGATCTTGAAGAGGTGATTTCAAATGAGATCAAAAAAGAAAAAAATGCAAAATGGAGAAAAAAACTCCAGAAGGCCGTCAAGGCTAGGGATACTTCTACTATTCGGGATATGTGGTTTAATCCTGACAAGTAGCTGTACCTCATACAATCCTGCACTATACCCTTCGTATGATGTTCTGAATCCAGGAGAAGCCGTGTTGAAGAACCCGAGAGGATACGTCACGGTCAAGGATGGGAAGATCACAGATGTTGAATGGACCGGGCCAGCAGAGGACGGCGATCATTATATCTTGATCGATGAGAACATGGCACAATGGATTGGAGAGCTAAAGCAAGAAATAAAAAATCTGAGGTGATATTATGCCCTATACAATTCGAAAGAAAGGCAGTAAATTCTGCGTCTACAACACAGAAACGGGGGAAAATAAGGGGTGCTCAGATGACATGGAGACGGCTGTAGCTCATAGAAATGTTTTGTACGGGGTGGACAAGGGCTGGAAGCCTACTGGGAAGAAACGGAAATCTTAATTTACCTAGTTAATTGTTTTCCTTTAACAAGATTAGTTGTCAGTTCTTTTACCTCTCTTTTTCCACTTGAGACATAACGATGTACTTCAATATCCACTTTTACAGATTGCAGCATTTTCCCAGTTATGTTAGCTATTGCATTTCCTCTTGCTGGAGTACTTTTCCCAGATCTGATTGCATTGATCTCATCGGCTAAAACTTCACGAATATCCTGCGTGCTTTTAATTTCCTTTTCTTTCATTTCTTAACTCCTTTTTTAATTTTAAAAGCTCAATTTTAGAATCAAGTAAACCCATACAGTCTAATTCTTTTATTTCATGTATCCTGAGTCTAAAATATTCCGCTGCTCTTCTATGTTCTTTAGTTGGATAAAAACTCTTTCTTGCTTTATTTTTGCCAATAACAGCACATTTCCGAGAACAATATAGTTGGCTTGATTCTTTTTTTATATTATATGATGCCCTAGAAAAAACTTCGCCACAAACAGGACAAATAACATAAATGATTGATTTTTCTTTTCGATATTCAGCGAAACATTTTCGGCTACAAAACAGTTTTTCTGTTTTTCCATAATACGTTCTATGAAATGACTTCCTACATTGGAAACAAACTTTTTTTATATGGATAGTAGATTTTTTTCTATAAGCACCACTACAATCACGACTGCAAAACTTTGCATCATATCCTGCATTAAAAACTTTATTGCAATTTTTGCATATACAAGGTCTTTTGCTATAGGGTTTCATATTTAATAATGGTAAATGAAGATCTCACAACGCTCCTCCCCTTTATCCACACCTAACACCCTTCGCGAACCGTCCACACTTTCAATCAAGAAATCATCTTTCAATATCCCCGCTTCCGTCAGCGCATCATGGACTGATTGAAGTAGATTAACCAGGTCTATCTTCCTTTTTGTAAGGCGATAAACGATGCACTTAACGGAAACGGGTTTATCGATCAGGGTGAAGTCTTTGTCGGCCTTTTGGTCCTTCAGCTGTTTTTTCGCTGTGTGGATCCATTCGTTGTATTTTTTATTCGGGATAAGCATGGCTCTTTTGGTTTTCTTATTTACTATGATCTGCTGGCTAGACTTCTTGCTAGGTGTCTGGCCGTAGATCCGGAGATGAATCATTGTTGTTTTGCCCCTATCCCACCCCCTG